CGCATACTTTTAACTTACCAACGGCTTCGGCAACGAATAGAGGTGCTTTAAGTAGTGCTGATTGGACAACATTTAATAACAAGCAAAACGCTTTAACAAATCCTATCACAGGCACAGGAACAACAAATTACTTACCAAAGTTTACAGGAGCAAGTGCTTTAGGAAATTCTTTATTACAAGAAACAACAAACGCAATAGGTTTAAATGTTACACCAAAGGCTTGGGGTAATAATAATAAAGTATTTGAAACCACTTTTTCTACAAGTTTATTAGGTAGAAGTGATTTAAGTGGTTTAGGTAGAAATTTCTTTTATAATTCATCAGATATACCTATTTATTCTAATAATGGATTTGCAAGTGGATATTTTCAAGCAGATGGAGAACATTTATGGGTAAGTGCTGCAAGTGGAACGGCTGGTAATACTATTAGCTTTGCACAAACTATGACTTTAAAAGCAAATGGTAATGTAGGAATAGGAACTACTACTCCAAGTGCTAAATTATCAACTTATATTTCAACGAATAGTAGAAATGGACATTACATATTTGGAGATAATGGCGGAGCAAATGAATCTATAGGTTATAGAACAGAAAACGCTAATGGAACTGGTCTTTTTATTGGTACTAATGGTTATAATTATTCATCTGGATTAGGTACGGCTAACGAATCTCTTTTATATAGTATTGGAAATGTTGCATTAATTTTAGGTACTAATTCTACCGAAAGAATGCGTATTACATCTGCGGGTAATGTTTTAATCGGCACAACCACAGATGCAGGTTACAAGTTAGATGTAAATGGTACTGCAAGAGTGCAAAGTGCTTTAACGGTTGGAACAGGTTTATCTTTAAACAACGCAACTGCTCCTGCAAGTGGTATTGAATTCCCAGCTACACAAGTAGCAAGTGCTTCAGCTAATAATTTAGATGACTACGAAGAAGGAACTTTTACTCCAACCTCATCGGGAGGAATTACAATTAATACTATTCCTAACGCAACCTATACTAAAATAGGTAATATTGTTACTTTCCAAATTTGGATAAAAGTAGATATTACATCTGTAAATTTTGTAATTTCGGGTCTTCCTTTTGCAACATCTGGTCGCACATCGGCTTCTGTATCTAATATTTCAAATGGTCAAGTTATTTCAAACCAAGTAGTGAATAATGAAATTTATGGATATAGTGCAGTAGTCGGTTTAGATGATGATTTATTGATTGGTGGGAATTACAGAGTTGCTTAATAAAGTTTTAATAATTAAATAAATAAAAAAATGATAGAAGAAATAACATACATTAGTGAATTTAATGTAAATCAAAACGGAACGATTGGAGTTCGTAAAACTACGGATATTGTTAAAGATGAAGTAGTAATTGCTTCAAGCTATTGGAGATGTGTTTTAGAAGTAAACGACCCTACTGCTGATGAGGTTTTAGGTGTTGATACTTACTTTAGAAATCTTGCTCAATTTGCTTGGGATTCTTTGTAAAAATACTAACTTTACAAAATGACAAACGAACAAATATTTGGAATATTAGGTCAAGGACTTGATATTGCTACACAAAAAGGAGTATTTAATTTAGGGGATGCAAAATTAGTAGCTGATGCTTTATTAGAACTTAAAAGAGTTTTAGACATTCAAGAACCAGAAGTTAAGGAATAAGTAGTATAATACTATATTAAAGAGTGTCTTGGCTAAAAGTTGAGGCACTTTTTTTTTATTTTTGTAATAGAAACATTGAATATGAAAAAAATTACAGATTGGTTAAATGGTCTTTTAAAAGATGAGAAAGGTACTCCTTCTTCTAAGAGGTTTGTAGGGATTTTTTGTGCTTTAACCTTGTGTATTACTATGTACTCTAATTCTTTCACAGAAGCCCATTTTGTGCCTTCTAAGGAGCTTGTAGATGCAGTTGCACTATTAGCCTTCGGATGCTTAGGATTGGCTTCAGTAGATAAGATTTGGGGTAAAAAGGAGGATAAAGAATAATGGCTGTTAAGAAAACTGAAGTTACCCCTTCGGCAATGCCAATATCTTTTGAGCAGTTTAGTAAAGACCCAGTTAAAGGGTTGTTATTTATTGTTATTGTGGCTATTGGTTATTTGTATATTGATGGTAAAGTAAACTATACTAACCAAATTAAGAGCTGTAATGAAGAAGTGGTAATGTTGAATCTGAAAATTGATAAATTGACAGAGCATATTAGAAAAAGTGATTCTACATTAGGTTATATGATTTCAAAGGTTGAAATGTTACAAATATTAAAATGAAAATAGGTATTATACTTGTCCTTTTGATGACTGCTGTTTTGGCACAACCGCCAAAGATGATTGACCCCAAAAGTGAGGAGTTAGAAGTGCTTATGCAAAAATCTCAAGATAGATTAAAGAAAATTAATATTTTAACTAAGCAAATTGATAAAATATCTTCTACTAAAGTATCTACTATGAAAGATAACATAGTAGCTTTAGAGGAGGAAAAAATACAACTAAAAAATGAATTACAAGAAACTAAAGCAGTTGTTGAGTTTAATTCTGCTGATAAATCTACCCCTTTTAGCATTGAGCCAATATCCGACACAACGAATTGAGGGTAAAGATACGGTAGTCGTAATGACTAAGAAACAAGCTGAAAACATCAATGTGGTATTTAAGAATACTAAAAATCAAATTGATAAGCTTAAAATAGAGATAGATTCAATCACTAAGATTAAACCAACAAAAGATACCATTAAGAGAACATCTATTCTAATACCTAATGGTAATTATCTTCTTTATAACTACAACGAACAACAAAATAGATACGAATTAGACCCTAAGTCTATGGAATTAGCTAAGGAGTATAAAGAGCCTAATAGTTTGTTTATAGGTCTTGGATTCATTACATTTTTATACTTACTATTATGGTAGATTTAACCAAGCTAAAAGGGCATATACCAGATTCGGTAATTGCACAAATTCCTTTTATTCAAAGTAATTACAAAGTAGATACATCTTTAAGACTTGCTCACTTCTTAGCTCAATGTGGCCACGAATCTGCTAACTTTAAAGCTACAAGAGAAAATCTAAACTATTCTGCTGAAGGACTAAATAAGATATTCAAAAAATACTTTCCTACTTTAGAATCAGCTAAACTTTATGCAAGGATGCCAGAGAAGATAGCTTCTAAGGTTTATGCTAATAGAATGGGCAATGGAGATGAAGCTTCAAAGGATGGCTTTAAATACGCTGGTAAAGGCTACATTCAGCTTACTGGCAAGGCTAACTATATAGAGTTTGATAAAACTGTTCCAGAGGATATAACTAACAACCCAGAGCTTGTAGCGACTAAATATCCTTTAGCTTCTGCTGCTTGGTTTTGGTCTAAGAATGGTCTAAATTTAATAGCTGATAAAGGTGCTACTGATTTAGTAGTTACTTCTGTTACTAAAAGAGTTAATGGTGGTACAATAGGTCTTGCTGATAGGATTAAACACTTTAAAGAGTTCTACGCATTATTAAGTTAATTTGTATTTTATAAAATAATCTTTAACTTGCACAAAATTAAGGGATTATGCTTTATAAATCTAACGACCTAATTGTATGGAATGGAATAATCACTTATTATGCCATTATAAAGCCCCTATTGAGTTCTAAAGATTCAATAGCATTTGCACAGCACGAAGATATTTTACTTTATAACTCATTTGTATGAACCTAAACAGACCAAGATTAACCCCTAATGAGTTCAATCTAAGGCAAGAAAAAAAGCTATGGGATAAAAAACTTTATTCTGTAATGATATTCTCGGATGTACACGGATGGTTAGCTGACCTAAGAACATTAAAATGTATCAACAACATCCTAAAGGACAACAAATTTGATGAAGTATGTATCAACGGAGATTTGGTAGATATGCCATTTTTGTCTAAACATACACAAAAACTCTATATGGATGGTATTTTGAACGGCTATACAGAGATAGGAGAAATAGACTACACCGTAGAACAAGTCCTAAAACCATTAAGATTAAGCACAGATGCAGAGATTCGTATTCGTACTGGTAATCATTGTGAAAGGATTACAAAGCCTAACTTATTGGGAGATAAGCAGTTAAAAAACTTAGCTATTCTTTACAATAACTTCCAGACAACTAAACTTGAGGAAATGCTTCAATTAGAGGCTTTAGGAATGAATTATGACCCTTCTGATGTATTTACCTACTTTGATATATTTGATGTAACACACGGCCTTAAATTGGCTAAGAACGCAGCAGAACAGAACATAAAGGATTATATGTCATCTGGCTCTACTGGCCACACCCATAGATTAAACTCTAAATACCTTACTAATAGGAAAGCTCCTTATGTTTGGTTAGAATCTGGATGTACCAGATTAATCAATCAAGTAGAGTATTTACCTACTGGAGTGGTAGCAGATTGGCAGAACGGCTTTGTAACGGTGCATTTCTGGGTAGATGGCGATAAAGTGCGTTTTTTTGCATCTCCGCACATTATTATTGATGGAAGATGTTACTACAACGGAGTGGTTTACGACTTCAATAAATCTTAAAATCTTCGTATTTTTATGTTATGGCTGATAACATAGAAAACATAGATGATATTGAGGATGTAACCGATGACCAAACTCTCGCAGAAATAGATTTATTTTGGGGGATGTTTAAAGATTCAGAAGAAATGTCTTTTACTTTTTTTAATTCACAATTTAAAGTAGATTTGCAAATGCAGTTAATGCGAATGGTTAAAACACGATTGAATTTTTTAGACTATGACGAGGAGAATTAAACTAATTGAAAGACTACAAGAACTATATTCAGAAATAGAATCAGTAAAAAGAGAAATAATAAAAGAAACTAACTTAGAAAAACTAAAAGAAAAACAGAATGAAAAGTATCGAAGAAATTAACCACCTTGAGAATTGTGAATGTGATTCTCCTTGTCCTAATTGCACAGAAAAACACAAACTCTATCCAGAAGAAACAATCAAATTACAAGCTAAAGATTTAACTGGAGAACAAATAGCAGATGCAGTATTGAAGCCAGATTATTACAAAGGAAAAATTAAAGGTATAACAATAGATGCAATAGATATAGCTAATGCGTATCTTTTAAACCCTTGTAAGTTTAATGCTATTAAATACATTATAAGAGCTGGTAAAAAGG